TACAAATGAAGATGAAGAAGACACCAACGACCTCATTGGAGAAGCTTGGGAAAACGAGGAAGAAAACGGTGATTAATGAGGAGCTTGAGCATGAGTGGGAACAGGAGCTAGCGATGTTGATAAAAGAAGATCGTTGCCCCATCTACCCATCAGCTGACGAGGAAGGCCATGCCTGGCATTAGTATGTGTACAGGCGAAGGCTGTGAGCACAAAGAAAAGTGTTACAGACATACAGCAAAACCTAGTAAATATCAATCTTATTTTAGTCAACCACCAATGTCAGAAGACGGTTGTCATTGGTATATGAGGAGTGAATATGGCAAAGAAAACCCCAACAATGACACAGGCGGATTTGTTGAGTGGACTAGCAGAGGAGATTCTTGAGTGTATTGATAAGTATGAAGGCACAACAACAGCAGCAGCTGTGGTAGGTGTTCTAGAGCTTGTTAAAACACAGATTATTTTCGACCAGTTTCCTACAGAAACAGAAGAAGAAGATGAGGAATAACGGTAGATGGACAGAAGCTAGATACCGAAGCTTTATTACTAGTGCACTACGCTCTGCCAGCAGACGTTGGCCTCCTAAGTATGAAACACTTAAAGAAGCATTTGTAGACCGCATTATTAATAAGAAAACAGGTAAGCTAGCTGCCCACTACAAGTGTGCCAAGTGTCAACAACTATTTCCAGCTAAGGATGTACAAGTTGACCATGTAAACCCAGTAGTAGACCCTGCCACTGGTTTTGTTTCTTGGGATGTGTATATTGACAGAATGTTTTGTGATAGTGTAAACTTACAAGTGTTATGCACAGATTGTCATAAAACAAAAACACAGAAGGAAAAAGATGAATCTAAACGTGTATCAGCAGAAAGCAAAGTCGTTCCTGCTACCAAGCGCACAAAATCTGCAGTATCTAAGTCTAGGGCTACTAGCAGAAGCGGGGGAGGTAGCGGACGTACTAGCAAAGGCAGTACGGGATCACGACGGACAAGTAGATCAAGACAAGCTAAGTAGAGAACTTGGCGATGTTTTATTTTTTGTAGCAACATTGGCAGACTATTATGGAATACAACTCGACACAATCGGACAAGGAAACATCAGAAAACTTACTGACAGGCTCCAACGGAATGTCATACAAGGATTTGGTGACTATCGATAATGAAGAAGAAGCATGGCTTGTGCACACATTAAATGCTTTTGAATTCATCATTACTAGTAAGAAGTACAGCGAGGTGTGGAAGTCGTATGCAACACAAAAACTATTGAAAGAATTGTATGGCAATCGCATTTAGGTTAGTAACTGGTTTTGTTATTGGTTTTGATATCAGACCTGATCCTGATATTTACCTAGAACTACATTTAGGTATTCTACAACTTGTATTTACAACACCAGACTTTGCGGAGAAACTATGAACGCTTATGAAACATTTATTGCTAAGAGTCGTTACAGCCGATTCCTAGACGATAAAAACCGTCGAGAGCATTGGGAAGAAACAGTTAATCGTTATGTCAACTTTATTAGTAGTCAGCTTGCTAAGAAGAATGACTTTTTAATTGACAAAGAGCTACAAGAAGAGCTACGTCAAGCCATTCTCAATCGTGAGGTGATGCCCTCTATGCGAGCTGTAATGACAGCAGGAGAGGCTTTAGAGCGAGACAACACTGCAGGCTACAACTGTAGCTATTTGCCTGTAGATGATGTTAAAAGCTTTGACGAGGCCATGTACATCCTGTTGTGCGGCACTGGTGTAGGCTTTAGTGTGGAGCAAAAGTATGTCAACAAACTACCTGAAGTACCTGCGCTTATGTTTAACAGCGACACTACTATCGTTGTGGCTGACAGTAAAGCAGGTTGGGCAAAAGCCTTACGTCAGCTTATCGCCTTGTTGTATAGCGGTGAGATTCCTAAATGGAACGTGAGCAAAGTGCGTCCTGCAGGTGCACGACTAAAGACATTTGGTGGACGTGCTAGCGGCCCTGAACCCCTAGTTAACTTGTTTGAGTTTGTTACTAATAAGTTTAAAGGTGCTAAGGGACGCAAGCTAAACAGCATTGAGTGCCACGACATTATGTGTAAAATTGGTGAGGTGGTTGTTGTAGGCGGTGTACGTCGTTCTGCAATGATTAGCTTGTCAGACTTGTCAGATGATAGGATGCGTCATGCCAAAGCTGGACAGTGGTGGGAGCGAGAAGGTCAACGAGCCCTTGCAAACAATAGTGCAAGCTATAATGAACGACCCACGGTTGGGGAGTTTATGTCAGAATGGTTGGCATTGTACCAAAGCTACAGTGGAGAGCGTGGAATATTCTCTCGTGCAGCGTCTAAAGCTGCAGTTGAAAAACGAGGACGACGAGATAGTGGATATGATTTTGGGACTAACCCATGTTCTGAAATCATACTCCGTCCGTATCAATTCTGTAACCTTACTGAAGTGGTTGCACGGGCAGAGGACACAGAAGAAAGTCTTAAACGAAAGGTGCGACTTGCCACTATCCTTGGAACTTTCCAGTCTACTCTTACCGACTTTCCATATTTAAGGAAAGTATGGTCTAAAAATACGGAAGAAGAACGCTTGTTAGGCGTATCAATCACTGGTATTTTAGACTGCCTTTTGTTGAATGATGCCAATGATGCAACACTGCCGCAACGCCTAGAGGCTATGCGTGACTACTCTGTGGAGGTGAATAAAGAATATGCAGAAAAGCTTAACATTAACCCAAGTGCTGCTATCACCTGTGTTAAACCTTCTGGTACTGTTTCTCAGCTTGTCGACAGTGCTAGTGGTATTCATGCTCGGCATAGCCAGTTTTATATTCGACGTGTACGTAACGATAACAAAGACCCTATTACTAGCTTTCTCAAGTCTCAAGGAATTCCTGCGGAAGCGGATGTAATGAAGCCCAATGACACAACTGTGTTTAGCTTTCCTATGAAGAGTCCCGATGGTTGTATTACCCGTGACCAACTAGACAGCTTTACACATTTGAAGTTGTGGCTAACATATCAGCGTCATGGGTGTGAACATAAACCGTCAGTTACAGTTTACGTCAAAGAAGAAGATTGGCCTGCTGTAGGTGCATGGGTATGGCAACACTTTGATGAAATTAGTGGTATTAGCTTCTTACCTTGGGACGGGGGAAGTTACAAGCAAGCGCCTTATGAAGAGATTGATGAAGCTACTTATCAAAAGTTGCTAGCAGAAATGCCAGCTACAATTGACTGGGAAGCTTTCATTGAGACTGACGATAATGTCGAAGGTGCTCAACAGCTTGCATGTGTAAGCGGTGTCTGTGAAATCTGATAAGCAACTCATAGAGCTAGCTAAGGCAGGGGACAGCAATGCCTGTTCCTTGCTTTTTGCACGCCACAGAAACAGCTTGTACAGATTCTTACGTCAGAAACTTAGAAACAAAGAACTTGCTGAGGAAATTACTCAGGAAACATTACTAATAGCATTTAGCAAGCTAGACACGTTTAGAGGGGATAGTAGCTTCTACACTTGGTTGTGTACTATAGGGCTCAGGAAGGCCTTTAGAAAGCCCAAGAACAGCTTAAAAACAGACAAGGAACTAGTATCCTACGTCACCCCTGAAAGCACGCTGTCAAGCAAACAAGAAGTTGCCAAAGTGTTGGATGCTTTAGTTAAGTTACCAGCTTCTCAGCAAAAAGCTTTGTCCTTCAAAGAGTATGAATCTATGCGATATAATGAAATTGCAGAACACTTGCAATGCTCCCCGTTATATGCTACAAAGCTTGTGTATGAGGCTAAAAAAGCTTTACGAAAGGAACTAAATGACGAACGAAGATAGCTATCGAATGATGGAAGCTTTACGGAAACACTTGTCAATACAAGTGTATGAAGTAGAGAATAAAATTGAGATTGTTTTAAAATTTACAACGATGGATGGAAAGGTGCATCAGCTATGTCACAGCCACATGAAGACGCAGAAATGACCTTAGAGGTTATCAAAGAGAACGAGGACGGTAGTGTAGATGTTAAGCTAGAAAATCTATCACCACGTTTTACTCAGATGCTATTGCAAGAAGGTTTAATTGTTGTTATGCAACGACACCTAGATCAGCTAGAAAAAGAAGAGAAAATTCCAGCATTGTTGAAAGGTAAGAAGTGAACAGAGAAGAAGTGATGAGTAAGCAACACGGCGGTATGCACTACAAAGATCGTAAAATTCAGCCTTGGGATGTTTGGGAAGCGTATGATATGGATGGTTGGGAGGCTAGTGCCCTAAAGTATTTGCTACGCTACAAAGACAAAGGCAAGCCAATTGAAGACTTATATAAGTGTATTCACAACATTGAATATCTCATTGCTAGAGAAGAGCGTAGACAACAAGAGCAATAAGAAAAGGGAGCTAAATGCTCCCTTTTTCATTTCTTAAATTTACTATTTAAATATTCTTTAACTCTACTTATATACTCTTTAGTTTCTGTAGCAGGAGGTTCTTTTTTCTGCATAACAGCTTTACCTGCTTCAGGCCCACCATTATAATCTGCTACAGCAGCTAGCGCATTACCTTTATATTGATTTTGTAATGTGTGCTGCAAGTATTTTCCTGCTGCATCTATTGATGCAAAAGGATTACTAGTATCGTGTTTAAACTTACCTTTCTGTAGCTTCATTGTGTCAGGCATAAATTGCATAATGCCTTGTGCACCTTTAGGGCTAACCTGTCCGGGATTGGTTCTCTCACCTGCATTTTTAATTGCAAGTACAATTCCTTTAGGTAGGTTGTAACGTTTCTCAACTTCTTGAGCAAACGCATCTAAACGTGGATCATCATACGTCAGACTTTTCCACGCTTTTTTATCTTTAGCCAAAGATTTCCAATCAGCCATCTATTGCTCCCACCAGTTTCCTGTTTCATCAGGTTCCATCTCAGGAGGATTAACCGTACCCCGTCCAGCACCAGCTACAGGTTGAGGCTGTAAGCTAAAGAAACCTGTAAAAGGTTTGTCTTCGTTAATTAGTGTTGCATACTCTTTACCAATTGCTGCAGGCTCTTCACCAGTTACGATGGCACGACCAAACACTAGGTTGTTACTAATAGCAGCTATCAGGTTGTTAAACTCTGTAATTGCTTGTTTTACTGCTGTTGTGTCTGGTGTAGCAGTAGTTCTAGCAGCAGTGACTGAAGGAACTAAAGAAGCCATACCAGTAGTATCAGCAGTAGCTTGTAGTGTCGTTGCAGGCATAATAGCACCAATTTGACCAGCACTATTGACACCAATAACAAGCTTAACACCGGGATATTTCGCTTCAACGTTACGCTTATATCCTTGAATACGTGCAAACGTATTTACTGAAGACATGCTTGCATTGTCTTTAATAATAGCCTGTCCGTTTTCAGGTAGTTTTTTAATGTTGTTGTTTAGTCGCTTATAGTCGCTACCCATGAAGTTCATTGTAGGACGATATTTAGGATCGGCAGACGTACCACCAACACCAGTTTCAATTCCTGTTGCAATTGCTGAAGAAATTAAGTTGATATCAAATGAAGTAAGTTCTTTATTTGAATCTGCATCTTTTAGCAATTTTGTTGCGTTAGAGCGTAATACCTCAACAGCAGCTTTGTTAGTTGTTGCATCTACTGCTGGATTAGGCTGCACTGCTACACCACCATTGTTTTGAGCTGTAGTGACAACTTGTTGTACAAAAGAAATGCCTGCACCAGCATTTATCATGCGACTAATATTACTAGTAGCTTGTGTTGCACCTTTTTCACCTTGTTCCATCAAGGTATAAAAAGAAGGATTTTCACGCTTTAAACGTTCTTTGGTTTCAGGACTTCCGTAATAAGCTTTTACTAAATCAGCATTGCCTGTAGCTGAAATTTGAGAAGTAATAAGTTCAATAAGTTTAGATTGGTCAGCAATAGATTTATCACGATAGTTGGTTAACACCAATGCCATTGCAGACAAACCATGACCTTTATCGTCCTGATATACTTTTCGTAAGTTAGCTATTGTGTCTGTGATGTCTTGATTCATTTCATCACGCATTGTTTTAGACACATTAGGATTGTCTCTAAAAAACTTACGCAAATCTGCACGAGCTTGCACTTCTGCGTTAGTGATATATGTATTCATAAAAGCATTGTTGAAATCAATTGCTGCTTTTAGTTTTACAGGATCAGCAGTTGTAGTGCCATCCGCTACACCTTGCATTACAGACATAAACTGCTGGCTCTTGTCAGCCATAGCTTGCACTACGTTTTGAGCAACATTAGTTTCTACAGAGGCTACAAAGTTTCCACGAAGCTTGTTTGCGTCAGTGTCTGCTAAGTTTTGTGCCATATCACGCTGATTCTTCAAAGCAGTGTTTTGTGCAGCAAGACCCAACAAATCCATGCTCTGCTTTTCCATTTGCTGATACACAGCAGGGTTTGTGCGTTTAGCGGTGAACAGTTGTTCTTCAGTATATAAACCAGCACCTGCTAGTTGTTTAAACGTAGATGCTTCATACTTTTTATACTCATCATCTGCAGCCTTATCTCTTGCAAGTTTGATGTCAATAAACTGCTTATAAGCCCAACGATCATCACCTTCAAATCCAATTACCTTTTTAGCACGCTCACGAATTTGATCTGCAAGTTCTGGATACTGTGCAATATATT